TAATGTGACTGGAGTTCAGACGTGTGCTCTTCCGATCTGGTGCCCGGCAGAGTAGCCAAATACTCTTTTAAGTATGCGGCGGTGGTGTCCGGTACCGGTACGGTGCGGAAGCCATTGTTGCTTTTTGGCATGGGCTTTATTTCGGACGCGTTATTCGGGAAAATAAGCGCTTTTGTGATTGATACGGACATTTTCCCGTTCTCCGTCTTAAAATCGAATTTTGACAGTGCCAGCGCTTCTCCACGGCGTAATCCGCACGAATATATAATATAAACAAAAGCTTTTTCGCGGGCGGTAAAAGACGCCTTTGAAATGGCGGCTTTTTCTACCTGTGTGAGAGGACGCTTTTCTTTTTTTACATAACATGGCAGATTGATGTCTGCACAGATCTTATCATACATCCCAACGCCGATATAATTATCGGCGACAGCCATCTTGAGGATCTGTTTAAAGGTGATCTCTATTTGCTGACAGGTGCGCGGCTTATCCAGTGCATTGTTGATTGCGAGCTGGAAGTGGCTGTTTCGGATATCTGACAGGCGCACACCCTCCAAAAAGGATAGATGCGTTTCTATTATATTCTCATACATTTTCCGGGTGTTCATTTCGCGTGCAGCTTTTTTGGTTTTAAGCCAGCTCCGGGCGTATTCTAAAAAGGTTACATCAGTATTCTGGACATACTGACCGTTCTCCACCTCACTTTTGAGTTGGTTGACCTGCCGCTCCAGATCTGCACTGGATTTGCGTGATACAAGCCGTTTCCGGTGCTTGCTTCCGTCAACATTGTATGTTCCGTCCCAGATCTTGGTTTCATACTCTCCGCGAGAGTTTTTCGTGTACTTTGCTTTTGCCATATGTACCATCCTTTCTTCTAACCCCCTCGAAATCGAGGAGTTTTTGGGTATAAAAATAACAGCCAGCATGGAACGTGTGTTCCGCTTGCACTTGGCTGCTCCGAATGATACAATATGCTTGTCTAGGGCTCTGGTATCATCTGGAGCATAACCGTCCTGCTTTAGAGTGGGGCGGTTTTTATTTATTTCTCTAAATATCTCTTTGCTACAGTAATAAGCTTGTTTTTGTAAGAATAAATATCGTTCAGAGAGTCAATATAAATACGCTCAAAGTTCTTATTCTCATCAGGAATAAGCAATTGCTTGTTCTTTGTGTCGAGATTAATCCTACAAAGTGGCTTGCGGTTATTGTCCTGATATAAGATTCCAAAGTAGCTTTCAGTATCGCGGTATACAACATCTTCTATTGGAATTGTACCAGCTAGAATACCGCGAACAATGTAGAAAGCTTCCATTTCTTCCTCTGTTGTAACTATTTTGCTTTTTTGCTCATCTAAAATAGGTGTGTCATTTGGTTGTTCATCTGCTTCCGGTGTAAGAGCGGATGATATCTTTTGGTTAACGATATCATTGACAAATCCGGTAAATGACTTTTTGACGATTGATTTAAACTTATCGATGACTTTTTGATTCTTCTGGCCGTCATAAACATTAGAAAGTATGTATCGAACAAATTCATCGCTTGGATCATCTAAGTCTTTTGCAAGAAGCCCTTTTATCAATGAAGAGTACTTAAGGTCGGATGCTGTACTGAAAATATTATCCTTATCAAACACTTCTTTTGAAAATTTCTTTAGTTCGTTTATCTGAGCATCTTTCAGATCATTCAAATTGATTTCGAGGAATGGAGCAAGGTCCATTTTATTTGCCTCGTCTAAGTCAGTAAAGAATTGGTATATTAATCCATTTGTTAAAATTCCGAACTTCGCAGGGGAAGTTCCAAAATATCGGAATAACTGTGAACCATGTTTTGACAAAGATTCGCCACACCATTTGCATTCAATGAGAATTTCTGGATTTCCATTGATGAGAATGGCATAATCAACTTTTTCCCCTTTTTTTACTCCAACATCCGCAGTGTATTCAGGACAAAATTCTCCCGGGTTAAAAACGTCATACCCTAGAAGTTGAAAAAACGGAATAATCATTGACATTTTAGTTGCTTCTTCAGTGGAAATATTTTCTTTGAGAGGAATAACTCTCTCTGCAAACTGTTTTAAATCTTCAGTGAAGCCCATAACATATACCTTCTTTCTTTTGTAATAACAAAATCATAACACACGTTTGTAGAATATTAAAGACTCATATAAGACTTTAAACGCAAATCTATAAGTGATTTTTCATAACCTAATAATCGTGATAGCTGTTCAGTAGTCATATTGTGGTTCTCCAAAATAATTTCGTCCGGAATCAGAAGCTCGGCAGCAAATGTATTAGCTTCGATTTCGGGCTTGTTTGTGTTGAAGCAAGTACGAGTGTCCATGTATACTGAATTTTCTCCTTGATGCATGAGCATATGCCCTAATTCATGTGCACACACAAAGGTTTTTTCGTTATCTGGCAAATTTTCATCAATATAAATAAGATGATTTCTCTGAAAGTATTGATAAAATCCACGAACATCGACGAGCGGAGCATATATCAGTATTGCGTTTCTTTCGTTGATGATTTCAAAAGGATTTCGTGTGTGATGTTTTTTAACAATAGATTCTGCCAAACTATGTATGTTCATTAAAATCACTGTTCCTCTTTATATTTCTTAGGTGTATAAAGTTCCTTATTTTTCTTTTTTGCCATTTCCATACCTATTTGCATTGCAGAGAGTATGGAGTCAATCGATTCTTGGCTTGCAGGTTTTCCCTCGAACATAAGCCCTGGCTGCTTTAAAAGTTGCTCTGTATTCGCAAGGATAGTCTTAATATCTTTTTCGTCTTTAGGCTTAAGCTGTGGCTCTTTAGGCTCTGAATCTTCTTTTCCAGTCATCAAATAAATTAAAGAAATGCCAAAATAATCTGCAATTTTTTGGAGTTTGTCGGGCTTTGGAGTGCTTTTACCTCTTTTCCAGTCACTTAAAGTAGATTGAGAAACTCCAGTTTCTTTACTTACTTTATACGGTGTTGTTCCGTATTTTTGTAGTAATTCAACAAAAATCTCATACATAATCTGTTCACCTTTCATAAAGATAAGCAATACTAAAGAAATCCGATAAAAAGCATTGACAATAACGGATAGCCGTAGTATAGTATGAGCATACACAAGAAAACCGTTGTAACGGTTAGTGTATATGCTACGGGAATATGTTGCTTTGTCTGATAATCGAAGTATATCACATTTCCGTAGCAAACACAATAATATTAATACGGAAAGGCGGTGCAAAATTGTACAAAAAATTTGCAGAATTGTTGGCGAAACATCACAAAACTGCTTATCAAGTAGCAAAAGACACTGGTATTGCGCAATCGGTGTTATCCGATTGGAAAACCGGTCGTAGCAAGCCGAAAGCTGATAAACTCAAGATTCTCGCAGAGTATTTCGGCGTGACCATTGACTACTTCTATGAAGATACCACGGTATCTGTCCAATAATTTGGACAGCAAAACGGAGAGAGGAGGGTGAGGAGTGAAATTATTTAAGAAAAAAGAAGTGTCGGTGGTGCATCCGAATACTTTTCTTGTACCAGACGAACCACCAAAGCAGGGTTTTGATGAATTTAAATCCATTTTATCTGACTGGGTTGTAGTTCGATTTGCTGCACCCTGCCACGCGTGGAATGAAATTGCAGAATCAAAGGAGTGGAAAGATTTCGTAAATCTTCTGGAGAAATATCAAAAAGAATATACCCAGAAGATGGACAGCAAATAAGAAGGGAGTGAGAAGAATGGAAAAGGTAGATGCACTTATTGAAGCACTGGCGGAGCATATCAGTGAAAAAATTTCATCTGGCGATGCTTACAGCGAAAGTGAAGCTGCAGAAGAGACAAAGGCTCTCGCAGAGCTGATTTCCGCAAGAGCCTCAGCATATTAAATTCAACTGTCAAGAGTACTGACGTGAAAAAGGAGATGATTGAGTGAAAGCGTTTATAGCAAGAATTTTTGTTTGGTTTCTTGGAAGTGAAAGACGGCATTTTGTGACTGCAATTAAATATAAAGATGATAGTTATGTAATTACAGTCGACAAATACCGTTCAATAAAAGACATTTGCTACAAATAAATTATTTTTTTATTTGTTCTAAGTATGGATTCATATTTAGAAGCTTCGGTTCGCAATCACTTAGTTTTTGTGCGATTGACTTATAAAACTTTATGTCAGAGTCTAAATTTTCAGATGAAATTGGGCAACCTGGTGTGGCTTTTAAGGCTTCTAATTTTTGAGCTTCAAGTTTGAAATGTCCGTAAAGAAACAGAAGCTCTTGAGACGTAAAATTTATCTCCATAACAATGCTCCTTTCATAATACTCGGACGCGGCAACGTCCTGTAAGGAGATTGTACCACAAGTGAAGAATAGAAGAAAAGGGATGAAAAAGAGTGAGTGAAGCAGAGCAGCTTGAGAAACTGTGTCAGCCGGTAGTTGACTGGTTGAAAAAGAATCATGATCCGCATACCGAGGTGCGCATATCCGCGGAGCATATTGATCTGGTAGAGAGCGTGATCGGGATTCCGGTAGAGAGGTAGGTGATTACATGAATTATCCAAAACCTGTAATGCGAGCAACGGAACTTGAAAAGATGGGCTTCCCGCGGTATTATCTGCTTTATGCTTACCGCAGAAAAGGACAGAGTTACGCATGGAAAGCGACTCCAAAGAAAAACAGTCCGATATTGTTTGACACGGTAGCATTTGAAAAGTGGAGACTTAGAACGACGGGAGCGGGGAGGTGAGAACGTTGAAAAGGATAGGCAAGATCGTTACGGCGGTCGGCGTGGTCACGGCACTGCTTGCAGGATGCTGTCTGGATTCGCAGGATGTATACGGCTACCTTGCGGGAGTGTTGTGTATCATCGGTGGCTTCCTGGGCGGCGCGGGCTATGCGATCTGCATGCTGGCGGAGCGGCGGCGCACGGAGGTTGTGATCGAGATGGACAAGCCGGATATTGTGTGGATCGAGATTGAGGAGGTGGGAAAGTGACGGAACAGGAAAAACAGGAGATTGTTTCTGAGGTTGAAAAGCAGATTTTAGAAAAGATGAAAGGAACGGTTATTCGCGAAGATACACAGTCAGTTTTGAAGAAGCCACGTTCAAAATGGTTTACGAGCGCATCTTGCAATACGGAATCTATTATGTACAAGCTTTTTGGCACGTATGTTTATTGGAGCGTTTGGGATATGATCCGCAAGCTCACATGTTATATATGCGGAACCAGTTATGTGAGAAATCTTTCGGGAAATGAGATGGCGGATGAAGTGGCGGAAAAACTGTGTCAGTTTGTATACGACCTAAGAACGGAGTATCTGGAACATGAGACAAAAAAATAGCACCCTGACTGTTTTGGCGAACGCAGGTGCTATTTACCGTAGGAATACATAAGTATTTCTGCGTTTATTGTAACACTGATGTGGAGGATATGTCAATGTACGAGTATCAATGTAGGCGCTGCGGTTGCATGATGGACCCGGGAGAGGGTCAGAACGGTATGTGTGATGACTGCGTTACCGGTGAAACAGAGCGGCGGGAGCGCGAAGAGAAGATGGAGTGGATGATCCGGTCGACGGATTTTAAACAGATGGAAATGGAGGACATTTTAAAGTGAATATAACAAAAATCAAGATTAAGAATCTTTTTGGAATCAAAGAGTACGAAGCAGACGGAAGATCTTTGGAGCTTTCCGGCAAAAATGGTACAGGTAAGAGTTCTGTGCTTGATGCGATCAAGTATGCACTTACAAACAAAAGTGATCGCGAGTACATCGTGCACAAGGGTGAGACAGAGGGCGAGATCATTGTAGAGACTGACACAGGCCTTTCTATCGATCGCAAATCCAGAACGAACAAGGCAGACTACAAGTCTGTGAAACGAAATGGCTTAGAGGTTGGCAGCCCGGAAGCATTTCTGCGGGAGTTATTCATGCCGCTGCAGCTGAATCCAATCGAGTTCATGAAGATGGATAAGAAGCAGCAGAACGCGATTATCCTTGATATGATCGATTATCCGTGGGATATGAACAAGATTAAAGAGTGGTTCGGCGAAATTCCGGCGTGGGTCAGCTACGATCAGAGCATTCTTTCCGTACTGAATGATATCCAGGCGGAGAACGGTGATTATTATCAGAACCGCCGGAACATCGACCGGGATATTAGAAATAATAAAGCATTCGTGGAAGAAATCGCGAATGGAATTCCTGCAGGATATGACGTTGAGAAATGGGAGAACGCAAGTGCCGGTGATATTTACCGTCAGATCGAGCGTATGCAGAGAGAAAACCAGACCATTGAGAGAGCCAAGCTGTTAATGGACAGCCGTGACAGTAAGATCAGAAAATTTGAAGCTGATCGTGAAATCGAGGTCACTGCTTTGGACCGCGAAATTGCCAACCGGGCAAACCAGATTGACAAGTCCATCGCTTCGTTGAATGAACAGATCCGGTCATATGAGACGGAGAAAGAACAGCTCGCATCTAAAAAGAAAGACAAGCTGGAAGTGATTGAGCAGACATATAAGGCGAACGTGGCACGGTTTGACGCGGAGGTTGCCGAGTATGCAGAATATGCGGACAAGCAGCCGCAGGATGTGACACCGTTACAGGAACAGGCGCAGGAGATTGAGAAAATGCAGTCTCATATCAACGAATATAAACGGATGCTCCGGTTGCAGAGCGAGATCGCGGATATGCAGGAGCAGTCACAGCAGCTTACAGACAAGATCGAAAAGGCAAGAACACTGCCGGGAGAGATCCTTGCAAACTGCACAATCCCGATTGAGGGCTTGACGGTGGAGGATGGCATTCCGTTAATTAACGGCTTACCGGTAAGCAATCTGTCCGAGGGCGAGAAGCTGGATCTTTGCATTGATGTTGCGCTTCAGAATCAGAATGGTCTGAACATCATATTGATTGATGGAGTGGAGAAACTGGCAACCGATCTGCGTGAGAAGCTTTATGCCAAGTGTAAGGAAAAAGGCTTGCAGTTTATTGCCACCAGGACAACGGATGATGAAGATTTGACAGTGGTTACATTGTAGGAGGTATGACATGGAAAACACAGAGATCATGACAGTAGAGCAGACCGGTCAGTTATCAACAAATGTATTTTCTGATCCGGAGGCTTTTCAGAATTTATTTAATATTGGGAAGATGTTTGCATCATCTTCCCTGGTGCCACAGGCATATCAGGGAAAGCCTATGGACTGTGCGATTGCATGCGATATGGCAAACAGAATGAACGTTTCCCCAATGTTTGTAATGCAGAATCTGTATGTTGTCAAAGGAAAACCACAGTGGAGCGGGCAGGCTTGTATGTCAATGATAAAGGCATCGCCATTATTTAAAAGTGTGAAGCCTGTTTATACAGGGCAAAAAAATACAGATAGCTGGGGGTGCTATATCAGTGCCATTAGAAAAGAGGATGGCGAAGAGGTTCACGGAGTCGAAGTTACCATTAAAATGGCGAAGGATGAAGGGTGGTATTCGAAGAAAGACAAGTATGGAAATGAAACATCAAAATGGCAGACTATGCCGGAGTTAATGCTTGCCTATCGAGCATCAGCTTTTTTCGCAAGGGTGCATATTTCCAATTCACTTATGGGATGCTCCGTCGAGGGAGAGGCGGAAGACATTGCGAAGGTACCTGCAACGCCAGTGCCGGATCCGTTTGCAGATTCCAAACAGGCACAGGCTGAGAGAGAAGCATCGGAGGTATTTGATAATGCTGTTGACTAATGAGAATTATTACAGTCTGGAAGCTAACAGAGAATTTCTCTCTGTCAGTCAGTACAAGGATTTTATGGGTACATATGGGAGCGCAGGTTGTGAAGAGTGTGCTCTTGCGAAGATAGATGGCACATGGAAAGAAAATATGGAAGATTCCGATGCCTTGATGGTTGGGTCGTATGTAGATGCGCATTTTGAAGGCACACTTGATTTGTTCAAGGCGAAGCATCCGTGCATGTTCAAAAAAAATGGTGAACTGATGGCAAAGTACATCAAAGCAAATTATATGATCCAGCGGTGTGAGCGGGATGAACTTTTTATGCAGTTCATGAGCGGAGAGAAGCAGGTCATTATGACAGCGGAGATGTTCGGGGCAAAGTGGAAGATCAAGATCGACAGCTACCATCCGGGGAGATGCATTGTTGATCTGAAGACTTGCCAGAGCATCACAAAAACATTTTCCCACCCAGATATTGGACATCTGAATTTCCTTGCTGAATGGGGGTATTACATTCAGGGCGCGGTATATCAGAAAGTAGTGGAGATCAATACCGGCAAAAAGCTTCCATTCTTTATTGCGGCAGTGTCGAAAGAAAAAGAACCCGACATACAGGTGATCGCTGTTGAGCAGCAGCTTCTGGACGAAGCCCTTACAGAGGTTGAGCACAATGTGCCGAATATCCTTGCTTTAAAGAAAAGATCCTTGAAGCCGATCCGCTGCGGGCAGTGTGATTACTGCAAGTATACCAAAGTGCTGGACAAGCCTATCTGGTCAAGTGAATTGCTCGGGGAGGTATAGATGAAAGATTCTATTGTTGTAGATATGAGATATGCCGAGTACGACATGATTGATGGGACACCGAACGTACACCGTCATCATATTTTCGAGGGAACGGCAAACCGCCGGCTATCAGATGAAGACGGACTGTGGGTACCGTTGTCGTATGAACACCATGAGGGGAAAATGAGCGTGCACATGAATAAAGAAATGAGCACGTTAATGCATATCATTGGTCAGTTGGCATGGGAGAAACATTGCGTTGCCGGTGGCGAGTCGGAGGAGAATGCAAGAGAACTGTTCCGAAAGAGATACGGGCGCAGTTACTTATAGGTTGAAACACCTTAAGAAACCCGTTCATGCGGTTTTTATATCACGAATTATTGAAAGCCATGGATACCTCCGGGGTCGTCCCGGAGGGGAAAGGGGAAGAAAATTGAATTTATTAGAGCAGAGAACCATTACTTCATTAGAAGTTGCCGAGATGGTCGGTAAAGAACATAAAGAATTATTGAGAGACATAAGAAGATATTCACAGCAGTTTAACGAGAGCAAGATTGCGCTGGTTGATTTCTTTATGGAAAGCACTTATAAGGACGGCAAAGGGGAGACACGACCGTGCTATCTGGTCACGAAGAAAGGCTGCGAGTTCATTGCACACAAGCTGACCGGGGTTAAGGGAACGGAATTCACGGCGAAGTATATCAACCGTTTCCACGAGATGGAAGAGGCGCTGGATCCGTACAGAGGGATTTCGCCAGAACTGGCAGCTGTCATTGCTGTAGATAAACGGGTGACGGGCATGAACGTAAGACTCGACCACATTGAGAACGATATGCCGCTCTTCGGCGCAGAATCGGATGAATTGTCGGCACATATCAGACGCAGAGGTGCGGAACTTCTCGGTGGCAAGAAAACGGAAGCATATCTGGACAGTACGATCCGGCAGAGAGTGTATCGGGATATTTACAACCAGCTCCGCCGGGAATTTGGAATCTACGATGATGAGGGCAGGATGAAGAGTTACAAGGCGTTGAAGAGAAAGGATCTCGCGGATGCACATGAATTTGTTGACTGCTATACGCTTCCGGCGTACCTGGTGGAGCAGATCAATGATTGTAATGCGCAGATGCGGATGGGTGGTGCGGATGGAGTATAAGTTCACGATCCCGGGGCGGCTGGACGGGTTGAATGAATACACCGCCGCCAACCGGACGAATCCGCACAAGGGCGGACACATGAAACAGAAGAATGAGGACGGAATCATCTGGCAGATCCGGCGGCAGCTTCCGGGTATTGGTACCATTACGGCACCGGTACTGATTTATTACCGGTTTTTCGAGAAAGACCGGCGCCGGGATAACGACAATATTTTGTCCTGCGCGGCTAAGTTTGTGCAGGACAGCTTGAAAAAGGCATGGGTAATCAAGGACGACAACCAGAGATGCATCCCGAACTTCTATTTTGATACGTTTGTGGATAAGGAGAATCCGAGGATTGAAGTGACAATCACGGAACTTACCGCGGGACAGGCGAAAATGACGCTGAAAGACCTGCTCAAGGACT